GTCGAACCCACTGTGTTCAGCGGCGCCCTGCCCATCGCGGATATCACGGTGTCCGGCTGTGTGAACGACGGCGCGGTCATCACCGTGGACGGCGCGGCTGTGGAGCAAAAGCCTGTGAACGGCGTTGTCACGCTGCCGCAGGTGGCTGTGGGCAGCACCATCGGTATGCAGTATACGGCTCCGTGGGGCGCTGTGACGACAGCCTCCGTGCAGTTCGCAGACAAAACGGTCACCGCACTGGCGTTTGAAAACCCGGTGACAGAGGGCGGCGTACCCGCGGCCGGGGAGCTGAACACGCTGCTCACCGCCCATTATGCCGCATATCTGGATGCGCTGAACAATCAGGACACAGCGCTGATCTCCGGCTGCACCGAGGAATACAAAGCCGCGCTCGCACAGGGCGTTGTCTCCGACACACACAAGGCCAACCTGTATGTGATGGGTACCGCCGAGTGCAATCCCGCCGCCATCAAGAGTACCGCGGCGGACGGCACTGCGCGCGTATCGTGCTATGTGAAGCTGACATACACGTATTCAGACCGGGAATCCCACGAGGAGACGCCGGCCACGGCATACCGTGTGTACACGTTCACCTGGGCCGACGGCTGGAAAGTGAGCGCCTCGGCGGACTCCACGGAAGAAGCCTACAATGCCGCCTCGATGGATGCGCTGCCCTGAAAATCATAAACCGGAGGATACGGCATGAAGCTCTTGTTCAAACAACGCATGTTTTCATGGTTCGACAGCTATGATATCTACAACGAAGCGGGCGACGCCGTCTACGAGGTCAAGGGCGTGCTGAGCTGGGGCCACTGCCTGAAAATCTTCGGCCCGGACGGCGCGGAGCTGGGCACGGTAAAAGAAGAGGTGTTCTCTTTCCTGCCGCGTTTTGCGCTTTACGTGGGCGGCGAATGCGTGGGACAGATCAAAAAAGAATTCACGTTTTTCAAACCCGTGTTTACGCTGGACTGCAGCGGCTGGAGCATCGAGGGCGATCTGTGGGAATGGAATTACCTTGTCAGCGATGCGGACGGCCGCACGGTAATGACCGTGCAGAAGGAATTACTGAACTGGACGGACACCTACGTGCTGGACATTGCCGACAGCGCCGACGCACTGTACTGCCTGATGGTGGTGCTGGCCATAGACGCCGCCAAATGCTCGCAGAACGGTTGACCGCGTGCTTACAAAAATAAAAAGTGTTTTCGCGGGACCTGATTGCGGAGTCCGCCTATGGTGTCGCTTTCTTAGCATTAAGAGAGCAACCAAAGAGCGGTCCCTGTGGGGCTGGTAACCGGCCAGGCCGGTTTCGCCGCAGGCGAAACGGAGGTGAAAGCCGACGCGCGCCGTGGCGTTCCGTTCCGCTTAAGAAATTGAATTTCCAATTCCACATCAAATTTGAGTTTGCTGTAAAAGCAAAAGCTGCTGAATCGCTTGTCCCATCGAACGATTCAGCAGCTTTTTTATTTGCAGCGTTCTCCATGCAGCACAGACAGACTGCATTTTTATCAAAGCGGCTCTTTTATTTATGCCGTCAGGAGCAAAGCAAAGTAGAACAGCACGATCGCTGCTGCGATTGCTCCCACGATCAGTAAAAGCATCTTCTTCATAAGTACATCCTTCCCCGGTGTTTTTATTTATTGATGAACCTTATTTCATACTCTTCCAAGTTGTACACATTGCCGAAAAAACCTCGCAAAATCGTTTCAGCATTGCTTCGCGCATTGTCCAGCAAGCCGTTTGCGACTGCATCCGTTTCCGCATTTTGAACCAGATTTTTCAGCGCCTCATTGTTTTCTTCCATCTTGATCTGTTTAAAAATGCTTTCGTCTTCATGGTACAGTTTAAACGAATCCCATTTCAGCTCACTGCTCAGTATTTTTGCCTCCGGTAATCTCACTGTAATAGCGGTGTCCTTTATCTCCCATTCAATTTCCGTAAAGTCAAAGCCTGCTTTTATAACTATATCATAGCTGTATATGTATTTGCTTTGTGTAAACGGTATTGTCACACCAAAAAGCTCTCTTGAGCCTTCTGTAACATTTACCGACGTACAATAGGCCGTTTGTGTGGCCAATTCCCCAATGTTTTCAAATCCCAGTTTCGTCGATTTACTTTCAGATAAAACAACACTGCGTATGCCCAATCCAACAATAACCAGCAGCAGCAGCAGCGCTGCCAGTGCTGCTGCAATTCCCGCGGCCAGCCTTGAGGCAAGCATCCTTTTAAACATGGCCTTAAACCCTTGCTTTTCCTTTTTTCCAACCATAAAATTACCTCCTCATTGTTTTGTACATTCTAAAAATCCGCGAATCCGTAACACCTCCCTCACTATATAATCTTAGATTTACTCTTGAATACTCCCGTTTTCACAGGATTTCATAAAGTTCATACAGAGCAAATGCAGGCAGGAACCACATCAAGTGCAAGTTCCGGCGAAAAATGTGTAAGGCAAAGCCAGCGTCCAGTGGTTTTTGGATGACAGGCTTTCGATAAACCACATTTTTTGCAGCAGCAAACCTCACATTTCTATCAGGGTCATAGCCCTACATTCCTTCGTCCTGCTTGCCTGCAAAGTGGTGTCGGTCTTTTCTTGTATACCGAGTCTACGCTCTGATGGAGGGAATCAATGACCAACTACCGGCTCTGTATTTTTCTATGGAATCATGTTAAGCGGAAGTTTGACGAGTCTTCCCGCGACGCAACAGGGAGACGCTTCCTGTAATGGGGTTATGCCGCTTTTAACGGCTGGTTTCTTTGGATATCTGCAAGCACCTTTTCAGGACTGTATGCACAGTCTTTTGTGGCAAGCGCATAGAACACTCGAAGCAGTTTACAGCATATCGCAATTACCGACTGGATTTTTTGCAATGGATTATTTTGCCGTGTGGTGTAATAACGGTGAAGAAGCTGAAACTCCCGGTTTTTTGCAAGTAGAGGTATTGCTGCCCGAAACAGGATTGCTCTAAGCCTCGATCTTCCTCGCCGGCTGATCTCTGTCGGTCCTTTGTGCTTACCGGAACTGTTTTCAGTAATGGCAAGGCCAGCCAGTTTTTGGATTTGGCGAGGAGATTCAAAGCGTCTGATATCGCCAATTTCGGCAAAAAGTCCAGCAACTGTCACCAGACCAAGGCCTTGTATCTTAAGCAATTCAGCCACCGCTGGAATTTGACTGCATAGATTCTCCACAACCTGCATGACACGCTCATATTGCTGAAGTTTAGCGTCATAATCCTCCAACAAAATCTGCAGTTCCATACGGGCTGCTTCCATACCTGTGGTACACCCTACGCTGGTTTGGGCAGCTTCATAAATGCGCTGTGCCCTCTTTCGGCCTATTCCGCGAAGTTTCATCTGCTTCCAAATCCCACTGATTCCTTCTACACCAAGAGAAATTAAATCACTTGGAAACGGAGCGGAATGAAGAAGCGCCATGCTGCCGGCGCCGGTGAAACGCCCAAACACTTTACTGTGCTCCGGAAAATAGATTTTCAACCAGCGCTGAATTTGATTTTGGAGCGAAGCAAGCTCTTTGCGAATCCTCCAGCGGCAATTCATCGCAACCCGTAATTCTGCGTATAGTCCCTGTGGAATGTACGGATATACATAGCGTCCTTCCAACACCAGCTTCGCTATTGTTTTTGGATCTTTCTTGTCACTTTTGCTGGGATGGCCATCATCCAATTCTTTGCTGCGTTTCACATGATATGGATTGACCAGCACCAGTTTAAAATCACCCCCTTGCAGATGGGCTGCCAGTGTAAACCAGTAGTGTCCTGTGGGCTCAAGCCCTACCATGACGCTGTCCTTCTTCTGTTCGACCGTCAACTCCGATACCCAGCGCAGAAAGAAGTTAAAACCTTCTGCACTGTTCTCAAATTTGACTGTCTTACCCAGTTCAAGGCCGCGCCAGTCGAATGCTCTTGCCCAATGGAGCTCACTGGCGATATCCACACCGATTACCATTGTTGTGTCTGTGACTTGACGGATTTTCTCATTCTGTGTTACACTCATTTCGGATACTTCCTTTCAATCTCAACGTACGTTTTTATTAGGGCTTTGACCCTGCTTGTGTACTTTGATTGTAAGGAGGTATCTCTTTTTGTGCAAACCTTGGATTTTGGCTCTTTACAGGAATCTTGTATGTAGAGATAACCCCTCTCTTATTTGGCTCATATACGGTATTTCCAAGCAACCGATACGCCTGCGCCAGCTCGCGGAGGCGGCCGGGCGTCACGCC